CCTAAAAGGCTGCAGCTTAAATGACCTGCAAAGACTGCGAAAAACCTTATGTATACAACCTGCAATGTGGACAGTGTATAGAGCGATGGATCAAACAACAAAACAAGCCGGTGTTAAAGCTCAAAGCAGCCGCAACGATCTTGTACTGGCGCTCCTGCGCTTGGCCGGATGCAACTTTTAAGTGGGCGGAGAGTAAGTGTGGATAAAGTAAAAATTCATATCGGGGACTGCTTAGAAGTTTTAAAAACTATCCAGGATAGTAGCGTTGACTCGATAGTTACAGACCCGCCTTATGGCCTCTCTTTTATGGGTAAAAAATGGGATTATGACGTCCCTAATGTGAGCGTTTGGGAAGAGTGCCTGCGCGTATTAAAGCCTGGCGGCCACCTGCTGGCGTTTGCGGGTACGCGCACTCAGCACCGGATGGCCGTGCGGATCGAGGACGCTGGCTTCGAAATCCGCGACATGATCGCCTGGGTCTACGGCTCGGGCTTCCCCAAGTCCCTGGACGTGAGCAAGGCGATAGACAAGCTGGATGCGGTTGAGGCGCGGAGAGCGCGTGATATTGAGTTCGTAACTTGGATGCGATCCACTGGCGTAAAAGCAAATGACATTGACGCAGTCCTAAAGTCCGCCGGGCTGATTTCAACGACCAGCAGACGAGCTGTTCATTATTTCAATGAGGGGCAGCCTCAAGTTATAACTGGCCGATTTTTTGAAGCTGTAAAGCACCTTCTTCCTCCTCTACCTGCGGCGATCCGCCAACTGATTGCCGAGCGGACAAGAGAGAGTGAGACTTTCAAGGCACGCCCAGTGATCGGCCGAGGCACGTCTGACGCGCTGGCCTTCTACGCCGAGCGCCCGCCGGTTGACGGGTACGACATCACCGCCCCCGCCACTGATGCCGCCCGCCAATGGCAAGGCTGGGGTACCGCCATGAAACCCGCCCTTGAAACGGTTACTTTCGCTTCAAAACCGTACACAGACGAGCAGGTACGGGATATAATTCGATCTAACCTATTTAGATTGGAGGCCCGTTTATGGTTGCTGTCGTCTGCGAATGCTGCGGGAAAGAGTTCAACGTCAAACCAAAGCGAGTACGGCGCGGCGTGCGCTATTGCTCAATGGAATGCCGACGAAATCACCAGTACACGGGCCGATTTGTGCGGTCAGATGGGTACGTCGCTGTTCGCGTTGGCGACGACTACCAGCTTGAACATCGTGTCGTCGTGGAGGCGCACATTGGACGAAAGTTGGAGCGATGGGAGCACGTCCACCATCGAAACGAAATCAAGCACGACAATCGACTGGAGAACCTTGAAGTTCTCAGTGTCGCAAATCACACCCGCGAGCATCATCAAGGCGTGCAGCCTTCCCGGTGGGTTCAGTGCGAATGCCTCAACTGCGGAAAGCCACTTCAACGCCTCGCTGTTGTTGTTGCAAAGCATCCTCACACTTTCTGTGACCGAGCCTGTTATATCGCTGGCGCAGCACGAACACCAGGGCGCGGGCGTAACTCCGAACCTTGATCCTGTAGTTCTGGCGCGTAAGCCGCTAGCAGGCACTGTGGCCGAGAACGTCCTGGCGCACGGCACGGGGGCGCTGAATATTGATGGGTGCAGGGTTGGAGGCATGGCTTCGCCGTCAGTGCAACGCAGGCAAGGTGGTGCGCCAAAGATGAGCGCAAGCATGTATCGAGATGCGGCACACAACCACGATGAAAAAAGATATAAAGAGTCGCGACCAGGGGAGCTGCTTGGCCGCTGGCCAGCCAATCTGATTCACGATGGCAGCCCTGAAGTGCTGGCGGGATTTCCACAGGCAAAAGGTCAACAAGGTGCGCTGACCAGCGCAGAGCCAAACAGCAAGACAGCCAACGCCTTCGGAGAGTTCGCAGGCCGGGCGCCAAGCGCGCCACGCGGCGACACTGGTAGCGCCGCCCGCTTCTTCTACTGCGCCAAGGCTAGCGAATCAGACCGGGAAGAAGGTATAGAAGGTATAGAAGGTATTGGGGCTTTGCGGGATAGCGGCCGGGGATCGGCTCGGCACAAAAACCGCCACCCGACCGTTAAACCGACGGACTTAATGCGCTATCTAGTACGGCTTGTTACCCCGCCGGGTGGTGTAGTGCTAGATCCGTTTATGGGTTCTGGATCTACAGGCAAAGCTTCGGTGCTTGAAGGATTTTCTTTTATTGGGATTGAGCGTGAGGCTGAATATTTCGAGATTGCAGAAAGCAGAATTAGCTTCGCGGCAAAACAAGGCGTTTTGATTTAAATGGGCGGAGAGTAAACATGGATAAAAAAAATATTTCAGTATCTCAAGCTTTGCAACTTAAGCGTGAGCTTGAGGACGACATCCGAACTTTAATTAACAAATTTTCGGAAAAAACAAATTTATGCCCATACGCAATTGAGATTCGGTCAACATCGTTCGGCGAACAAGGTGGGGAATATATGAGTGTACTTACCGGGCTCTCTTTAAAAATCGACCTTTAGGACTGCCATGCTAACAACTCAAAACTGGTTAAACATCTTAAAAACTCCTGATCATAGTCTTAAGGCCAATAAAGACCCTGACGCGCCGTTAACTCAACAGATCGCCGCTTATATGTCTGGTAAAGATTGGCTCACCACTGATGATTTTATCGATCACTTTAAAGACTACACGCGGATGCAGATATTGAGCGCATTACATGCCCTTAAAAGGGCCTGCAGGGTCGAGGTAAAGAATGTAATAACCCGTAAAAAAAATAACAATAGTTTTAGACAATATCGGCTCCTCCGAAACGAGGAGGGTTACAGCGATTGGATCCGAAAATATTTAGACCATGAGACCGGTACAGTCTGGGCTAAGTGGGTGGGCAATGCCTAGGCGCGCGGCGAAGGTAGATGCCAATCATGCGGAGATTGTTAAAGATCTACGTAAGTACGGGCACGATGTTTATGACATGAGCCGAGTGGGGCAAGGGTTTCCGGATCTTTTGGTCTGCGCCCATAAAAAATGGGTATTGCTCGAGATTAAAGACGGCTCAAGGCCACCGAGTGAGCGCAGATTGACCGAGGCACAACAAAAGTGGCACGCAGCTTGTAGAGGGCCTGTAGCTGTTGTAGCGAGTCGGGATGAGGCTATACAAGCCTGCGAGGCAATGCGTGGTTGACATAGTAGCCCGTAGCCCTCAGCAAGCGCACCAGGCCCTCAAAACAGCTTGGGAAGAGATAGCTAAACCTTTGACACTACAGAGCGTCCCCGTCTTGATTAAGGTGGGGGAGTACCAATTAGACCGGAGCGTTGAGGCTAATAAATATTACTGGGGTGTAGTGCTAAAAGAGATTAGCGAGCAAGCCTCCATAGACGGGCAAAGATGGTCTGTAGATGCCTGGCATGAGCTGTTTAAAAGGCAGTTTCTGGGTTACGAGATTATCAAGTATCAGGTGGCCGGGACTAAAAAAACAAAGGTCAAAAGGCAGGTAAAGAGTACCTCAAAGCTTAAGGTTAAGGCGTTTTCGGAGTACCTCGAAAAAGTACAAGCGTTTGCGGTGTCTGATCTAAAAGTAGTGTTTAGTCTGGATTGGTTCGAATGACATGGCGGAGTGAAAAGTTTAGACGGTTGGTCTCCACTCTCGATTGTGGTGCTTGCGGGGCTACAGGGCCCTGCCAGGCAGCCCATAGAAACGAGGGTAAGGGTATGGGCTTAAAGGTAAGTGACGCGCTTTGTGCTGCCTTATGTCCTACCTGTCACTATGAGCTAGACCAAGGTAAGAGTATGACTAAGCAAGAGCGCCGGGACTTTTGGAATCGGGCGTATATCAATACCGTACAACAGTTGATTGAGGAGGGGCGATTATGGACGTAAAAAAAGTTTTGCTGAGTAAGGTTGATAAAAACCTATCTGAGGCGCTTACCGAAAATATCGCCACGCTCTGCAAACAGTATGAGCACATGCTCACGAATCGATTTAATAAAGAGCTTGATTTAGGTCTGCATACCGTGGAGATAACACTTGAGCCGTCTGTTAGGTTGCGTATGACGGCAAAGCCTAAAGGGTTTAGTAAGGATTGGGATTTGGATGTTGGGACGGTTAATTTTGGGGCAAGGAAATGAAAAATCATTCGGATGAAGATATCTCCACTCTACCTGTGGAGTACGAGCGCCAGCTTATTGGCCGTTTTTATCACGTCAAGATTGACCGTGGTCTGAACGTGCTTGAGGTAAAGCTATTTGACGAAGAAATTAATTATTTTGATCGGCAAGATTTTATAGTTTGTGAACTTTTCGCCTCTGATGAAAAAGAGGCGGTAAAGATTGCAAAAGAGGAGGCCGTAAAGCTTATAGAGTCTGGGGATTGGGACGCATCCAAAAAGGAACTAGAAAGGATGAAGAATGAAGCTATACGTGGTTGAAGAATATTCTGATGACAATGATAAAGGTGTTACACCTATGGGGTCTGCATGACTGATAAACCAACCATACATGAGCGTTACGTCAGGGCTAGCAGTGCCTCTAAATTAAG